AGCCTCTCTTTACCCCTTCCAAAGACTGTGTAACTCTTCTCTGTTGTGTTTTGTCTGTCTGTTTCAGCGACCACTTTGAACGAAGTTGTTGCCAAGATTCCCCGAAATGGTTGTTGTTTTCCTAAATCATAGAGGTAGCATCAAGATTCGTTATTCCGAATAGCCTCTCTTTACCCCTTCCAAAGACTGTGTAACTCTTCTTTGTTCTCATTTGTCTGTCCGTTTCAGCGACCACTTTGAACGAAGTTGTTGCCAAGATTCCCAAATGGTTGTTGTTTTCCTAAATGTGAGAGGTGGATTCAAGATTCGTTATTTGGGATAGCCTCTCTTTACCCCTTCCAAAGACTGTGTAACTCTTCTTTGTTCTCATTTGTCTGTCCGTTTCAGCGACCACTTTGAACGAAGTTGTTGCCAAGATTCATAAACGGTTGTTGTTTTCCTAAATGTGAGAGGTAGCATCAAGATTCGTTATTCGGAATAGCCTCTCTTTACCCCTTCCAAAAACTCTGTTGGCGGAAGGGCTAGTCCCTTCCGACAAGTGATTATGCCGCGCCCTTTAGGGAGCGCGGCACACATCTGTAACTCTTCTCCGTTGTGTTTTGTCTGTCTGTTTCAGCGACCACTTTGAACGAACTCGTTGCCAAGAATACCAAATGGTTGTTGTTTTCCTAAATCATAGAGGTAGCATCAAGAATCATTATTTGGGATAGCCTCTCTTTATCCCTTCCAAAAACTCTGTTGGCGGAAGGGCTAGTCCCTTCCGACAAGTGATTATGCCGCGCCCTTTAGGGAGCGCGGCACACATCTGTAACTCTTCTCCGTTGTGTTTTGTCTGTCTGTTTCAGCGACCACTTTGAACGAAGTTGTTGCCAAGATTCATAAACGGTTGTTGTTTTCCTAAATGTGAGAGGTGGATTCAAGAATCATAAAAGCCTCTCTTTACCCATTCCCAAAACTCTGTTGGCGGAAGGGCTAGTCCCTTCCGACAAGTGATTATGCCGCGCCCTTTAGGGAGCGCGGCACACATCTAAAAACAATCAGCATTGTTCAAAGAACCATTCATCCAAGACCACCACGATTATTATTGTTTCTGCTTCAGCGATATCATTGAACTAAGTTTACACTACATCATCTTAGAGGGGAACAATGGCATCATGAAATTGTAATGCTACAACAAACTATTTGTCTTGATAACAAGTATCCTTTATCCGACACCAAAAACACTCATTTCTTATTATCCTACTCATTTTTCGTTATCCCACTCATTTCTCGTTATTGTTATAATAGGGTATTTATCAAATATTGTACTACATTGTTATAGGAGTACAATATTACATTATTTTACATTTGAACAAAGCCTTGGGACCAGACCTTGGAACCAGACCTTGGAACCAGACCTTGGAACCAGACCTTGGAACCAGACCTTGGAACAATGTCTTGTGATTATACCTCGGAACCAAGCATTGGAACTAGACATTGGAACAAAGAATTATATGAGACCAAACAGCATAACCAAGCCTTTGGACTAGACCTCGGAACAATACCTTGTGATTATACCTCGGAACAATACCTTGTGATTATACCTCGGAACAATACCTTGTGATTATACCTCGGAACAATACCTTGTGATTATACCTCGGAACAATACCTTGTGATTATACCTCGGAACCAAGCCTCGGGACCAGACCTCGGAACAAAGCCTCGGAACAAAGCCTCGGAACCAAGCCTCGGAACCAAGCCTTGGGACCAAGATGTGTGATACACCTCGTAACCAAGATATGTGATACACCTCGTAACCAAGCCTTGGGACCAAGCTATGTGAGTATACATTAGAACCAAAAGTTATGTGATTATGACTCGGAACCAGACCTCGGAACAAAGCCTTGTAACCAAGATATGTGACACACCTTGTAACCAAGCCTCGGAACCAAGATATGTGATACGCCTCGGAACCAAGATATGTGATACGCCTCGGAACCAAGATATGTGATACGCCTCGGAACCAAGATATGTGATACGCCTCGGAACCAAGATATGTGATACGCCTCGTAACCAAGCCTCGGGGCCAGACCTCGTAACCAAGATATGTGATACGCCTCGTAACCAAGTATTGGAACCAGACCTCGTAACCAAGCTATGTGATACGCCTCGGAACCAAGATATGTATCACGCATTAGAACCTAGCTAATATTCTTCTTCCGGTTCTGGCAGACTTTTCAGATATTCTCCCATTTCCTTGAATACTTCCAATGACATTTTTTTCATTTTTGGTTCTCCTTCCCATATGTATTTTCTATAACCCATTTCCATTTCTCCACTCCATTCATAGTATTCTACATATTTTGACTTTATTTCCTTCTCCACATATGACAATGGCATTACGTAATTCTTTTGTTGTCTTTCACTACACACATACTCCATTTCCTCTATCACTCCCACGTAATATTTCATTATCCAGGACTCCTTACTACTTTCACCATTACACCACTTCTTCACGTATTTCTCTTCTTCGGACCCCATACGATGCTCCCACGGCTTCAACCGCCGGTCCTGCTTTTCCCGAATCTTCGCATGTCTCAACATAATTTCATCTTTACGCTCTGCTATCCACGCCAAAACCTTATTATACTGTTCCCAGATGATTTCAGCAGTTTCAACATTTACCAATTTCCCGTGCTGCATGGTATCGCGATACGCATTCATCAGCACCTGTATTCCGTCAATGCGCACATCAATTTCCGGTCTACGCGGCATAAAATCATTCCCCAATAAAAAGCACAAAAACGCATAATCGTGAATCCGAGTATCAAGCGTGATACCAGCCTTCTCGTCTAGCGGCATTTTCATCTCTTTGAAAATAGACACACATAATCCATTGATATCAAGCAAATGTCCGTCGTTCCCTTTCAAATCCATATTCAAACTTTTAGCATATTCGGGGGTTTCACGAAATACATAAAACGTAGTAAACTTCTTGTGAAAAATAGAGAGCATCAACAAATCTGCATCCAGGCCATATATCACCGTATTTTGCCCCAAATGCTCGTCTTTAAAATCGCGAATATGCTGGAATAATTTGTGCTCACCCTCTCCACGTTGGTCCGACGCCGATATAATTATTTTCGCTCCATCCGGTGCGGTAAACGGATGTTCATAAACATATTTAGACAAATACTTCATAAACCGTGTCCCGGGGGTAATCAAGCACGTATTAATGCCGCTCGTTTTTTCAACACATCCGTTTTTCTCCAGAAAATCATTCAAATACCGGCGTTTTCGTTGTTGCTCCATTTTCTCCAATGGCGCCACGCCATCAAACGCAATATAGACATTACTTGATGGCCGAATCTGGTCAATATATCCCTGTATTTTTGAACATATGAGCGCCAAAATATGGGGGTAGCTGGCCGAGTTCTCCGGGTCCGTCTTATATATTTCGCGCACAGCATCGTAAATTAACGAATTACAGTCCATGTACAAATTGTGAAACTTTGTCGCGCGCATTTTTATTAGCGAGTTCAACACGTGGATGTGGTTTTTAATAATATAAGAAAAATATGCTGGTACTCCCATATCTAATAATATAAGCGCTTATAGTTTATACTATTTTGGATTATTCATAGACCATACATCTATTATTATGTTACCCCATATTATACAATGGATTTTGGACAATTATATTTCTTATTTTACCGGATATTCCCATTCGTTTTAATCTCATTTTTCGCCATTTATTCAATCATCGTTGGCGAAGTCACTGGGATTTTAGTAGCAAGTGGGGCGCTCATTACCTCTATTATAACCATTATGATTTCAGGAATACCGAATATAAGAGACAAAATAATGGAATTTCGCGATGGTCAACTCGGCGGATTGTCACGCATGGATTACGACACTGCCCATTGTAATATTCTGACATTTGGGAACACTGTGATTTCATATCTGCCTCTCAGCACCCATACCATTTCGTTTATCATCGGATATCTATTTATGGCAGCTACGCCCAATTTTTATATTTTGATACCTCTCATGATTTTCTTATTTATTGATGTTGCATACAATTACCTAAAATGCACAAGTGTTTTTGTAATAATACCGTTGGCAATCGGATTAATGTTGGGTGTTGGTTGGGGGGCGTTATCAAAACCGACATTCAAATCAACGGGCAGTGAAACGTGTAAGGCGGCTACCACGAAGATTGCTTTCAAATGTAAAAAACGAGGACTTAACGTATAGAACCAATAATCTATGGTCCAAGTTTACGACTCCAAGTTTACGACTCCAAGTTTACGACTCCAGGTTTACGCCTCCAAGTTTACGCCTCCAAGTTTACGCCTCCAAGTTTACGCCTCAAAGCATTGAATATTTGTGTTTATCCACGTCTTCACCTCAGGGACAATGCGCCGTCGCAAAAAATCATCCACGATTAACTTCGCCGACCGTTGTTTGTCTTCAAAGTGGTACATAAACTCGCGAATCACATAATACGTATTTTTGCTCGTATATTCGGTATCAACCGAATCCCTGGGAAATATCGGATACCTCTTTCTCTGATTCACCGAGTTATGAAACGCATGAAAGAAATCAATCAATTGTTCCTTACTACGAATATTGTTTACATTCATCGACCGAATATATTCCATCGCGTGTTTAGAGCAAACCGGGCAAGGCAAAACGCTACAAATAGACATTATTATTCGCATAAAATCGCCAATAATATTGTGGAAATATTCTGGGCGCATCTTTTGTGCCATCGTGTGAAAAAACGTCCAAATTGGTTTCCCCCATTTTAATTTCACCGGCGGCGGCGTTTGTTCCACGACGGCATTATTTTGGGTCTGTGGTCTCTGTATTGGCGCAGTGAACATTTTAGACTGCTGCTGATAGCTAATAGAAGACCTTTTGTAACTGCTGCTAAAAATCATATATATATTTATCAATAATTTATTGATAAAAGGCGAACGCCTTTTTCAACGGATTAGAGACCCCTCCCTTCGGGAGGTAGCCTCAACATTATTGATAAGTATTTAACACGAAATAAGATAAAAAAATAATCAATTAGAATATAATGTCAGCTGCATCAATAAACAAGGCGGAAATCATAGAATCAATCAAAGAATGGATGCGCATTGACAATGAAATCCGCAACCTGAACAAGGAAGTACGTGACCGAAAAACCCAACAAACCAACATATCAAAACGATTGATGACAACAATGAAAGACAACAACATAGATGAGTTCAATGTGAAAGAGGGGAAACTGATTTATTCCAAAAAACAAGTAAAAAAACCAATAACTAAGAAATATCTGACGGATGTGCTTATAAAATATTACGACGGTGATGCTGAGCAAGCAACTGAGCTAAACAGTTTTATAGACGAAAATCGCGAGGCAATCACCAAAGAATCCATTCGCAGGTTGGTGAAACCGATTTCAAAGTCTGCAGCACCACCTTCTTCTTCGGCATTATAAATGGTCAATCTCCGGAATAATGATGGTGCCATTTATCTCGCGACATTTAGCGATAACCGCGGGATTTGATTTGCCCGACAATATGTCCTCCGTCTTATAAACATTCATAAACTTATCAATGTAATACACGATTCCATTCACATCTTTGGCGACGACGTCCAGTTTCTTGGTACAATCGCCGCAAACGTCGTCGGCCATACCATATGGCGCCCCCTTGGAATGAGTACCGCAAAACTCGCATCCATCCTTGCGCTTGCGAGTACATTGCTTGTTATCGGCGCGCTTCGCATTACACCGATTCTGAGTGGGGATGGAGTTCTGGATACGCTTGCGTTTTGAGATGTCATCTTTGCTAAATGTGAGGCGGTCGTATTCGTATACGTATTCAAGCAGTGCGTTTGCCTTTTCTTGTTCCCCGAATCCGAGTTCAATCAATTTACTGCGAATATCATCCTTGAACTTGGTGATGTATTGTTCGGCGCGTGAGTTCAGTTTTTTTTCCATTTTTATAATTGTGTTGTTGTTTATTATTTGTGTTCTAATAAACAATCGGTTGAGTTTTCAATTTTTTCATAGGGTGGACTTCGTCATACGGTGGACTTCGTCATACGGTGGACTTCGTCATACGGCCATTATTTAGCCTTGTCATTGAAAAAGTTATACAGCAAGTTATCTGGGTTGTAATTCTTAATCTCGCCATCAATCATCATAATGCTTTCATACATCTTGCGCAAAACATCGTTGGGAGAGGTGGACCCCACTTTGATGAACCCTTGTTTCAAAAGAAATCGGCGTATTTCGTCAATGGATGTATTCTTCAACATAAACGATTTGTTGGTGACGTTATTGCGTATTGTGCGATTTGGCAACAAGACACCAACGGATGGCCTATACTTGTCTTTGCCGACGTGATACGTTCTACGAATGATTTTGTTGGGTTTGGTTTTGGGGACCTTAATCGCATGTTGGCGGTTTGCGCGCTCATTGAGTCGGGCACGAATGCGTTCAATTGCGTTGTCGGTCTTGGGGGTTTCTTGGATGTCGGTTGCCTTTACGGTTTTGTTCATAGAGGTGCGGTATGTGGGGAGAGAGCCGTTTTTCAAACAGCCGTATTTTGGGGGCTCGCCACCAGGGATGGGAGTTTGTACCAAAGGCATCGGAACAATGGGTTGTGGATACACGGATTGTTGTTGTTGTGGAACGGAAGGTTGTGGATACACTTGTTGTTGTTGTTGTGGAACGGAAGATTGTGGATACACTTGTTGTTGTTGTTGTGGAACGGAAGATTGTGGATACACTTGTTGTTGTTGAGGAACAATGGGTTGTGGATACGCGGATTGTTGCGGTTGAATAAAAGCCCTTGGGTCTGGTGCCCGAATTGTTTGATTATGTAGCTTAACGGGCTCGCGCTTATGCTTATCAACCAATTTATTCATAAAGTCTAAGGTGTCTTTGAATCCGTCGTCAAACTTCTCTTCGGCGGATATACGTATCAGGTTCTTAGCGCCTACCGTGCTTGTTGCACCATTCAGGTTCTTAGCGCCTACCGTGCTATTAACGCTAGTAGCACCATTCTGATTCGCCGAACCACCAAAAATCTTATCATATTGCTCGGCCTGGTTGGCGCGAATACGTCGCAACATGTCGCGCTTAAGCGTTTTATCATGATTCACAGCCTTCATCTTAATCGGTTTGGGTTCCTTCTTCTCGGTACCTTTTTTACGAGTATTATTGTTGGCAAGTTTAAACATTTCGGGATTTATTCTGATTACCTTTTTTTCCCCTCCAGTAGCATTACTACCTATAGCAGGATTCATTAAATATATTCTATACTACTGTTTTGTTTAGAATATATTTACGAGGCCACCGAAGGGACCCAAAGGGAGGGGCTTTGGTCAGCCACCGAAGGTGGCCTTATAGGTCGGCCATCTCCCTTCAGAGCCTACCTTATAAAAACATGGACGACACATATCCCTTATCTCCCCCATACAGCGCCGATTTCTTCATACTCTCTTTGAAAGCAACGAATCCAGCATCCAAATCCACAACAGACACTTTTTTAACCAGGGTCAAATCCGCGGCCCCATACATCCGCCGACTATGCGCAATCTTCACTTTAAAAAAGAGCGCATCAATATCTCTCCCAAACCCCGGCAAATCCTTGTACCTCCGTTTGAACCAATCTTCCCCCGCGGATTCCGAAATACTGTGTGTCCAACCACTATCTTTCACTTTCTTCTTAAATATTTGCCAGACCTCGGATGAAGTATAATCATCAATCGTGAATCTCCACGAAAATCGTGACTCTAATCCAGGGTTCAGTTTGAAAAAACGTTCATTCACGCACGTTTCATATCCCGCCACGATTACAATGAGACCGTCCTTGTGGTCGCTCAGCGCCTCGCACAAGGTATCCGCACACTCTTTTGAAAACGAGTCGTCGCCCAAGGAATAGATTTCATCAATAAAGAGGACGCCACCAAGGCATTCGTTGATGAGCGCGCGCGTTTTAATTGCGGTTTGTCCTAAATACCCGGCGACCAAATCGGTGCGGGTGGCTTTTTTGAACACAGGTTTCTTCTCTAAGGTGGACAAAGGTTTATCGCTGGTGGACAAAGGTTTATCGCTGGTGGATTTCTCTACGGTGGATTTCTCTACCCCTCCAGTCCCTCCTCCAGGGGCCCCTCCGGAGGGCAACTTCAGAATATTCATCTTGGAATACATTTTCCCAAGTATCTTAGCAATATCCGTTTTACCGGTTCCCGGTGACCCATAAATGACAATATGCTTGTATTCACCAGACCCCGAAAACCCATGTAAGAAATACAAAATCTGGTCAAGGATATTCTTCTTGAGCTGAGTCATCCCAATCATAGAATTTAGTTCTTTTAGTTCAACCGAAATCTTGTGTAAAACCGACATATTTATATTGTATTCAATGTCTTCGCAAACTGGGTATTTGCCAATCACCGACAACAAATCCGCGATGGTGTTGATTTTTTCGTCAATATGGACAAGTGTTTTTTTAGGCGTCGGTAATTCCTCTATAACAAGCTCGTGGTCTTTTTGCCAAACGTCGTATGAGGTGGTCGGTTCCATTGCCATCAACGATATGTGTTCGGGTGTAATACAATGAAACATATAGTTGGTGTATTCCATTACATTTTTATAATCATTCACACATAAGTGTGTCTTCTTCCGATAGAAGTCCAGATATTGACTAAACAATTTGTATTTTGGCATTTAACCAGAGCTTTTAATAAAACAGTATAGATGTATCTATACCTTTTTTACACGATTATACGTCGTCAGTTACACGGGCATTCATTCTGTATTCTACAAATACCCGGAATGCCAAATCGGCGAGTCCCAAGAATAAATTATTCACTAATAAAATGATAGAGAGCGAGTCATTTTTTACTCCGGACAAGGCGAATACCAACCATCCAAACGTGATTGCTTGATATAAGTAGCTAAAAAATAATCCGGTCTGTATTTTATAAACATCCGTTTTTGAATACAAAAACATGCAAACGTTTATAAATATCTTTAAAAAATACAGCATAACCAATACTGGGAATAAGTGTTCGGTGTTATAGGTTGGATAACTACGAATGCCACACAGATTGACTATATTCATTGTCGTATTTGATAACAGATGAACTAGCATTGTTTGTGAAAACTCTCGCGCTTGTCTGGCTTCTTCTATTTGCAACAATAAAATATTATTCGGGAGTTGTTGAGTTGGAACAACATGTTCTACAAAAATAGTATATTTTGTCTTACAATGGGGGCAAAAATTCTTGTTTTCGCCGGATTGTAATAATTGGATTATACACGGAATGTGATATGCGGAATTGGCACACCAGCATGGCAATTTTACAATTTGGTTTATATCCGATTCCAGTGATTCTAAACAAATTAGGCATTCTTTATCCTTCAAAAAAACTATGTCCGGTTTTTCAAATCTCTGTAGAACCTCTATTTGATGGGTCCGATTATGGGACATTAATAATATCAAGTGATAAGGTTTATATCGTTGATTAATCTAACAAAAAAATGTTTGTACTTTTTCATTTATTGTGCTTCGTTGAAAGACCGATTTTAATATAACAAATTGATTTACACTGTTGAAGATTTAAAACGGCACGTTTTAAATCTCCAATGGTGCGGTATCGGTGACGATTTTAAACAAATCACACCTTCGGTGTGCCGTTTTAAATGTTCACCGGTATAAACATATTTAAAATAATTATATAAACATATTTAAAATAATTATATAAAATAAAAATGGATAGTGATGACGGAGATGAAGATAACAAAGATACAGTGCTACATATTATTCCTTCCAACGAATTAAGATTAATACCATTATATGCGATTATTACACACATATATGAAAAAATTATTGAAAAAGCATCAGAATGTGAGTTTACTTATGCTTTCATCATTGAAGATTTAATACACAAATATTATGAATTTAATACAAAATTAGCAACCCCTGGTAACAAAACGTATATTATTAATGAAATAAAAAGGTTATTTCCAGGCATTAAAATTACTGAAATTCTAGATAAGTATAGTGCCAGGTCTCGTTATAACTCTTATTGGAGTGCGTCTTGGGAAGAAGAAGAGTTATACGATGTTAAAGATGTAGGTGATTATAAATGTAAAACTGATAATGGTGAGGATTGTGATGATATTATACTAAAACAAGTAATTGAAGACAGTTTGAAGGAAGTAAAAAAAACAGAAATAGCAAATAATAGTATTATTTTGGAAAAAACAGAAGAAAGATTACAAAAAGCACGCCAAAAATATAAAAAATTATATAATTAAATTGGCAATAAAAAAATTGTTTAAAAATGAAACGCCAGTTTCGTTTTTAAAGTGTTGTTTGAAAGCCCGCATCCCGATGGGATGCTGGGCTATCAAAAAATTGTTTGTACTGACGAAACGTTCAGTTTCGTCATTACAAAGTGTTGTTTGGAGGTCTCCCTCCCGTAGGGAGGGGAGTCCTCCGAAAAATTGAAAAACACATTACAAAAAATATTAAAAACATATATTATTCATACCAAAAAAATGTCAAACACTGTTGAAACCACCACTAAACCGAAAAGGGCGTACAAGCCCAGAACCAAGACAGCTTCCACTGTCGCAGAGCCTTTACATAAGGACATCGTCCCCGAAATGCCCCAATTTGATTCCAAGGCAATGTTGGAAGAAATCATGAACGAAGAAAAAGAAATCGCATCTCAGGTCGTCGACGACGACGAAACCGTACTCGGTCATCTCGGCAAAGACGCGGACGGCCTCTTTTCCATCATTGAATCCTATTTCAAGGGCCGACACTCTTCTATGTTGGTCCGACACCAGCTGGAATCCTACAACGATTGCGTGAACCGCCAGCTCCACCAAACCATTGATATGTTCAACCCCGTGATGATTCGCTCCGACAAAGACTTCATCGCCGAATTGAACCAATACTTGTTGGAAGCCGAAATCACATTCACCAACTTGAAGATTCACCAGCCCCACATCTACGAAAACAACGGCTCTCACAAAATCATGCTCCCGAACATTGCGAAGCTGCGCAACTTCACATACGCGTCCAATATGACCATCGACATCAACATCAAATACACCGTCCGCGACACTTTGAATATGGACCAGCCGCGAATCATAAACAAGACGATTTCCAAAATCAGCATCGGGAAGTTCCCCATCATGGTGAACTCGTCCATTTGCGTCTTGAACCAGCACACCAATATCAATCCCGCTGCCATAGACGAATGCGCGTTTGACCACGGCGGATATTTCATCATCAAGGGGTCAGAGAAAACCGTACTCCAACAAGAGCGCGCGGCACAGAATGTGGTCTATTGCTACGACGGCAAGAACACCGCAAAATGTAGTTGGTACGCCGAAATCAAGTCCATGCCCGACAACAAGTGTATCTCGCCGAAGCAAATAGAGATTGAGGTCATCAGTCGCAACAACGGGTACGGATATCCGCTGAAAGTCGTAATCCCGCGCATCCGCGAAGCAGTGGACTTGTTCGTCGTGTTCCGAGCGCTCGGCGTATTGTCCGACCGCGAAATCTGCCAATACATATTGTTGAACGAAACCGCGGCGGAAAACGAGGAAATCATGGAATACTTGAACGCCTCCGTCATAGAGGCGAACAAATACATGACTGAAGAGGATGCCCTTCGCCAAATCACCAGTTATGCCGCTTTCACGCCCATCAATATGGACAAGGACCACGGCACCAAGAAGAAGCGCGATTTCGTGATGGAAGTGTTGGCGAACGATTTGTTCCCTCATTGCCGAACAAGTAAGCAGAAGATTTATTTCCTGGGATATATGGCGAACAAGCTGATACGAACGGCGCTCGGCCGAATCAAGCCAAGTGACCGCGACTCCTATGTGAATAAGCGCATAGACACGACCGGCACACTCTTGAACAACTTGTTTCGTAATTATTACAACAAGATGGTGAAGGAGATGGTGAAAAACATCTTGAAGGAAATCAACAATGGCTCGTGGCGCTCTACGGACAACTACGAGAACATCATCAATTCGTCCAATATTTGTAAAATGATAAAATCCACGACGATTGAGACGGGCATCAATCGCGCCCTGGCGACGGGTGACTTCAGTATCAAGCAGAGCAACAGCAGCAAGGTGGGTGTTGCGCAGGTGTTGAACCGACTCACGACGGCGGCGACACTGAGTCATATGCGCCGCGTAAATACGCCGATAGACAAGTCGGGCGAGCTGATTGAGCCGCGCAAACTCCACGGCACGACATTTGGGTTCTTGTGTTGTGCCGAAACCCCGGAAGGTCAATCCATCGGTGTTGTCAAGAGCATCAGCACGCTCATGCATTTGACGATTTCGTCCAATAGTTCGTCGCTCTATGTGTATGCCGAGCCATTTGTCCGAGCCTTAGACTTAATAAAGCCCGCGGATGCCTACGACACGGTGAAAGTATTTATCAATGGTTGCTGGATAGGAAACACCGACCGGCCGTTGGAGCTCTACAACGATATGAAGGACAAGAAATACCGCGGCATCATCAATATCTATACGTCGGTCGTATTCAATTACAAGAGCATGGAAATCCAGATTTGTAATGATGGTGGGCGGATGACGCGGCCGCTGTTGCGCGTGAAGGGGGGTCGCGCTATCATCACGCGCGACATCATTGACCAGCTGGACAAGAGCGAGTTGTCGTGGAACGACCTGCTCACAAATTGTAAGCTGGATGAGTCCGTGGTTGAATACATAGACCCGTGCGAACAGAATTATGCGATGATTGCGATGCGCGCGAAGGACTCCTATATCATTGAGAACACGCGCGTCAGATACACCCATTGCGAAATCCATCCCAGTACCATTTTCGGCGTTCTTGCGTCGTGTATCCCGTTTCCGGAGCACAACCAGGCACCGAGGAATACATATCAATGTTTGGATATTAATGAAACCGTCCTCCTTTCAAATGGAGACAAAATACCGATAAAAGATGTAAAAATAGGTGATTCCGTTATCAGCTTTAATCCTGAAACAATGTCTACATCACACACAAAAGTAGTATATCAATATGTTCGTGAAACCGACAAAAAAATATTCAAGCTTCGCACAATTTCAGGTCGTGAAATTGTGGCAACAGATGACCATAAGTTTATGACAACGGAAGGTTGGTGCGAAGTTCAAAACATGGAAATCAACAAAACACTGGTTGGAACAATGGACATCATTGATAAAGCCGTATTTGAAATGGTTGAAAGCATCGTGGAGGTAGATAACCGCCTAATTTCAGATATAACCGTTGAATCAGAGAATCATAGTTTCATAGCTGGAAATAATTTCCTGTCAAGTAATTGCGCCCAAGGTAAGCAGGCGATGGGTGTCTATTCAACCAACTACGACAAGCGTTATGACAAGACCGCGTATGTGCTGACCTCGCCGTCAAGACCCCTCGTAGATACGCGCCTAATGAACTGGCTGGACCTCGTGAAAATCCCATCCGGCCAAGTCATCCACGTGGCGATTATGTCATACACTGGCTACAATCAGGAAGACAGTGTGTTGGTCAATAAGGGTTCCATTGACCGCGGAATGTTTGCGACCACGATTTATCACACGGAAAAGGACGAGGACAAGACGATTACCAGGCTCGTAAGCCGATGTAAACCGGACCCCACGAAGACCAAGGGAATCAAATATGGCAATTACGACAAGATTGATTCCACAGGGTTCGTGCCCAAGAACACATTGCTTGAAGACCACACGATTATCATTTCCAAGGTGGTCAATATCAAGGAGAATCGCAACGACCCGACGAAACAGATTAAGTACGAAGACCAGAGCAAGAGTGTCCGCACGGGCGGGGAGGAAATCTACGTAGATAGCAACGTCCAGTGCCGAAATGGCGACGGATACAACTGCGCCAAGGTGCGAATGCGCACGTTTCGCAAGCCGTGTATCGGGGATAAGTTCTCATCGAGACACGGTCAGAAGGGCACGTGCGGACTCATCATTCCCGAGTGTGATATGCCCTATACCAAGAACGGCCTCAAGCCTGACATCATCATCAACCCCCACGCAATTCCATCTCGTATGACAATCGGACAACTGAAAGAGACGTTGCTCGGGAAAGTGCTCGTCCATCTCGGCCTATTTGGCGACGGAACCAGTTTCGGCGACTTGGATGTGAAGACCATTGCGGAGAAGCTCCAAGACCAGGGATACGAGAGTTATGGCAACGAGGTGATGTATGACGGCTTGACCGGCGAGCAGTTCCAGACGAGTATCTTCATCGGACCCGTCTTCTATCAGCGCTTGAAACACATGGTGAATGACAAGCAGCACAGTAGGTCAATTGGACCGATGGTTAATTTGACGCGGCAACCGGCCGAAGGCCGGAGTCGTGATGGCGGTTTCCGTATCGGTGAAATGGAGCGCGACGTTATGTTGGCGCATGGTATCAGCCGATTCTGTCGCGAGCGCTTGTACGATGTGTCGGATAAATATAGCGTCCATGTGTGTAAGAAATGCGGCATGATAGCGCAATACAATGACGAGGGCAACGCGATGCTCGGCAAGTTCAATTTCAGTGTCCATAAGTGTAGTATATGCGACAATATGACGGATTTCGCATATGCAGAGATACCTTATGCGTTCAAGTTGATGGCGCAGGAGCTACAGACGATTAATTGTGTTCCCAGATTGATGACTGAATAAGTTAATCAAAAGCCCTCCCTTCGGATGGGGCGACAAATAAGGAAGACCATAGTATATGAATGATACAATATGGTATATGTTTTTTATTTACAAACAATGGTAAGTACCATTGTAATGATTGACGTCATGTAAATACCAAATTGAATATTAGATAGTCTTTCTAGTCGGTAATGAATATCATCCAATTTTTTATATAAATCTGTATTGTCGTTTTTACACGAGGAAAATACGCGGCGACTTGCCATAAAGATTGGTTTTCGGAAGAACATAATACAATATGTTGGGCAACAATTCTATATTGTTTTAAGGTTAAAAGAATTTAAAGCCGAAACCGAATATATATTAGTGCCTCTTTAGCTGTTCAGAAAATGCGTCCGCATTTTCTGAAGTACTTATGCCGAGCGCCCTTCAGGGAGCTCGGCATACAGCTCAGTGGTAGAGCATTTCACTTGTAATGAAAAGGTCTTGGGTTCAATCCCCAAAGGAGGCTATAAATGAGATGATTGTCATCTCATTTTATAAGTATGTAAAACGCCCCAAAGAGACAATACTTTATGTAATTCTCAGATGATGTACATATTATTTAGTATATAAACATAAGTAAATAATATTAATAATATATATGCCAAAGACAACGACCCGAACACCAGCACGGAAACAAAATATTCCTGGTCCAGCGACAGCACCGGGTCCAGCGACAGCACCGGGTCCAGCGCAAGGACCAGTAACAGCACCAAAACAATATATTCCAGCTCCTTCAGCACCAGTGCCTTCGCCCCCATCAATGTTCGATACTATGAAACAAGGGTTTTCATTCGGTGTAGGCAGTTCAATTGCCCATAATATTTTCAGCAATAAAAACAAAGATGAAGTTGTAAATAAAAAAGAGCCTCAAGTTGAAACCAAATTATCGGCTGACAAAATATATGAATTGTACGCAATCTGTTTAGATAAAAACGATAACAAAACTGACTGTAGCAAAATCCTTGAACACGCAAATAGCAAATAATTTGCTACAGCATATATACCGGTGAAGATTTTATAACTTGTAAAAACCGACTGTGGTCGGCCCCCCTTCGGGTGGGGCCCCCCTTCGGGTGGGGCCTCCCGAACCACCGTAGGTGTGCTTTGTTTCAAATCGTTACTACCCTTCGGGAACCGCGCCATTAAAGATTTTATAACTTGTAAAAACGGTTCGGGAGGCCCCACCCGAAGGGGAGCCGACCACAGTCCGTTTTTACAAGTTATAAAATCTTCATCGGTGTAAATATATATGAAAAAGTTTATTGTACAATTATAATATTATACAATAAATGATGCCGCTGCCCATGAAAGAACAACTGCTACAAGCGCTTGCCAAAATAAAGGACGAAATACAAACGATGGACAAAACAAGCATCTATTCGCTCACAAACATCGTGTATAACAATGATGAGATACGTCGCCGTCTTGTAGAAAAACGCGATGAAATAGAGGCCGAATTGATGTACATAGAGGATGATGAAAAACGAAACAACTACCGGTCATGTAGAGACAGAGACCCCCTGAAAAATAGTCGGAAAAAAACGCTGGCTTGGGGCATAGAATAATAATCGTTCTATGTAGAGGTATTTTCTACGGGTCGCCTTAACTGTCGCTAACCTTCATCTCCATAATGGTATAAATCTTGGTTTCATCATATTTTTCAAACCTGGCTAAATGCGGATAATTTTCTAGCGTACAATCCACCACTTCAAATCCATATTTCTGGTAATAGGACACCACTTCGTCTAATGCGCTGAGGACGATTTTCACAGGTTTCTCGGTGTCTTGGCGTATCTTCTCCACAAATCCGTTGAGAAGGGCCGTGGCGTAGCCCAAGTTTTTGAACCGCCGTTGGGTACAAATAATCATGATGTAATAAACAATTTCGTCGCCGCTGACTTGTTTTGAATAAATCATTGCGGTCGGGCAATTGCGGATATCAAACACGTCGTCCATACAATAAAATGCCACGCGATTGGATTTGTATTTGAGGAGGTTTTGCGTGTAATCCAGACCGATAACAGAGTAGGTGAAGTAGGTGAATAACATATTGATGTCCTCTTTGAACTCATCCACCTTGTCGGCGATGACATCCAGGGCGTTGTTATCAATGATGTCGGCTTCAATTTGGTCGGAATAAAATATCATTTCTATGTTTCGGAATTGTGTTTTGATTTGCGTAAGTTTAATTTGTTTAAGTTTAATAAAAACAATTCAAAAAAATCAATTTTTTGAACAGCCCCCTCCCACCCGTAGGGGGAGGGGGCATTTCTCAAACACCGCATCGCAAAAACGTACCGTTTTTACTCAGCGCAATTTTTCAGATATAAACCCGAAGGGTTTATATCCAAATAACATCTGTATGCCGAGCTCCCTGAAGGGCGCTCGGCATAAGCACTTTGAAAAATGCTCCCTTTAGGGGGCATTTCTCAAACACCGCATCGCAAAAACGTACCGTTTTTACTCAGCGCAATTTTTTGAACAGGCCCCCTCCCACCCGTAGGGTGGAAATCTTGACTGGTGTAAATACAATTCTTATGCCGACTTGTTGGTCCTGCTCTTCTTCTTCTGACTCTTGCTCTTGCTCTTTCGAGTTGCGCTTTTCACACTCGGCATAGTACCATAGAGGTCAATTAATTTCCGAAAGTTGGCAACCGACATTGAGCCGACATCCGCACCCATACGACCCGTCAATATATTACACGACCCAGATTCCATTTGTTCTTTCAACTCCGCGTCCGCCATATTGTAAACATAGAGGGACAATAGTTTTTGAAAATTGCGGCATTCAATCAGCACAATATCATCATTCAAGTCCATCTTGTTGGAATATTCATCAACCCCCTTATATTCAAACCAATCATGGTCCACGATATTCCCCGTTCCGCCCACTCGGTTGGCTTCATTATCCACCGGCTGCTCAAAGAAATCAAAATAACTCATCAACGAATACGTCGGGTCGCCATAGTGCTGATTCGTTTTATCAAGCATATTCGTTTTGGAAAATACCCCCTTGCGCATCTTGACGCCATCCGGAACAATGCCACTTTGTAAAATGTCGGGGACAAGTACAATGTCTTTGATGATAGACGCAACGCGCGCATCCTCTAACATCCCAAATTGGATTTCCAATTGTCGTTTCAGATTATTGTACAACACATAATTGCTATGGCGCGAATTAAAATACAGAACATTCTTAAAATATTTACTAGAGGTTTTCTTGAACTTGATATATTGGGCGATTTTGAACAATATCATAAAAATATACGTTTTCACCGTTTTCGTGAATTGCTTAGACCCCTGAATCTTGTAAATGCCGACGTGTTCACGATTGTAATTGCGAATCAGTTCATCAACGCAACCCTCTATTCGCTGCACATCTTCTAATTTCTCGCGAACATTTTCGCTATATGACGCGATTCCTTGCGAATTATTATCCAACAATGCCACCAATATATCTACAATGTGTTCGGCACTCGCGGAAAACGTCATCTGTACAACCGAGCATGCGTCGTCAATCGTTATTGGCGCAGCCGAGACTTGCGTTTGTAAATAATAGAGGCCAGTTCCGGGTTTATGAAACAGCATCCGCTGACTCGGTTTTCCAACTACAAACTCTTCCACGTCCCCTTCGGCGTTCTTATATTTGGCAATGTAATTTCCTTCAATCGGCACGAGTTCATCCAAATGCCGCACCAAATTGGTTATCATATTTACAAAGGTGTCCATAATGACGTTGCGGCTCCGTTTTGGCTTATAATAAGTGACGACCCATTCAACCGAGGTGTGGAAGGCACAACCCAGCTCATCTTTCAACAAAAACTGTATTTTATAATCTTTGCCGGCAGTATCGCGAAAAACATAGATGGAGTTTTTCTCATCGGCCGATTCAATATCATAATAACAGATTTTGTCCAGCATTCGTATGAATGGCGTCATCGCATTATCATTGGTGATATTGAAAACCGCGTATTTGTCGGGACGTCCACGCTTATCCACAATGACATCCGTCATCACTTCTTCTTGGCGCTCCATAATATAATCCTCCACATCGGCATCGGGGTCCTCCTCTAATCGCTTTAGTTCTTCAATGTCTTTTCGGGCGCTATCTGAATTGTATAAAACCATTTCTCCACCTACATCAGTTTGTGTCAGCTTTGCTAAAACGCCGCATTCAATTTCGTAACCAACGCTCAAAATATGACGCAGACCGTCCATTTTAGAAAGGTCTCCTCCACGAAACGTAGGACCATGAAGCGTGCGACCATAAAGCATAATATATATATATCTTTGATAAATATTATACACACATACAAACAGCTTATTGGTAATTACGCTTGATGGCATACGGGTTCTGCTGTAGCGCGCTATACAAATCCGAGTTATTTCGCTCTACTTGCGGCAACTCCTCTCTGCCTCTCATTTGTAATTCCCCCATACTCTGGACCGACTGCGATTGGTACGGCATATTTGGCATTCCCGCACGATTATTAATCATATCAATGTCTTTCGGCTTGCCCTGATAATTCACCGAGTTATTGAACAAGTTGGTATTGGAATTGCCGAAACGCCCATTGATGGTAGAGGCCTTGATGTCGCTCGGCTCATAAGCCAGTTCCGCGTCATAGGGTCTCAGCGCCGAGTTCTTGTACCCCGCACCGCCAGTATGCGACTTCGTGGTAGTATCACGGTGTTGGGGCACCACCTCGTGTTTCGCCGATGTATATCCGTCCCCTTTCTGGCCTCTATTCACATTCCAGTGATTGACTGACTTCTCCGTAGTCTCGCGCATCGTGTGCGCGGGTGCGTCGGCGGGATTGTACAAATAGGATTGTCCAACGCGCGACTTGGCATCTCCATAGACCCGCATATTTCCAGTCGTATTCTCTTTGCGCGACGGGCGCATCATCTCCAAAAGAGGCGCAACGACCGCCCCGATACCGCTTCCCACAGCGCCAAAATAATCACTCACTTCATTGGTGCTGCGGTTATTGGCGTATACGTGATTTGTCTTGATTCCATAGTCTCCGTCGCTCGCGAACTGGCGTCCGTTGGCATTCGCCACGCCCAGCTGGGTGGGTCCCAACTCAACACGATGGCTGGGTAGCACCTCTCCCGCGTCGGAACGTGTATGATGGATACTCTGCGCGGAACCACTATACGAAACGGTGGTCTCAGGACGAGCAACATCGCGCTCAACCTGGATAGACTGCGCGGTGGCCCCCTTCCCTACACCAGTCGTAGTGAAAAGGCGGTCCTGACCCCATTCAAAGGCGGTCTCGGGCCGGTTCTTTTGAAAAGCGCCTAAAATACCGACATTGGTAATGCGGCTTTTCGCGGGCCCTTCGTGGCCCAGCTGCATCACCTCAGACGACTTCTGTTTGTTTGCCGTGCGCAATTCATCCACGTCCTTTGGCAACCACGACTCGCGCATCATTGTGCCCGAATTGTATCCACCGGCACCTTCGGTGCCGTACCCGAGGCCGAGACCGGGTCCCACTTTCACCTCCTCAAATGGCTTCACGTTCGCCATTCGCATACTGGGATTGACACGAGACTGGTAGAAGTCGTTCATATTGGGGGCACCACTTGCCCATTGGTACTTTTCGTTGGGGGCAAAGAGAGGCGCCTGTTCCGATTTCACAATGGTCTGACTTCCTGTGCCTAAATAATTATCCATAATCGCCTCGTTGGATTTGGGATCCACAGCCGACCGGATTTTGCCACCGAAAAAGGGCATCATGTTACCGTGATTAAAATGCGACGCGCCCACTTTTTCTCCTGCCAACGAGTAATATTGAGAGGTGTCAGCCTCGGTGGCCTTCTTCACTAAACTATTCTGGGCATACTGATTGAAATATTTGTCGGTATAAGCAGAACGACCGTCGTATTGATTCACCGTTGCCAATTTGGAACTGACGTCCAGTTCGGGGTTATTCGCGGTCTCATCGGGGAAGTTTTTATCGGGAATATTGGTGTTTGGCAAACTGTCAAATCCTTCTTTTTTCTTTTCTTCGGGTTTTGGTTGATTGCTTACAATATACAAGCTACCAAGTGCTATGAGAGGTATTGCGAGTTCCATTGTTTTAACTATATATATACCGTTGAAGATTTTAGAAATTGAAACAAAGCACACCGAAGGTGTGAAGTTTTTACAAGTTCTAAAATCTTCAATGGTGTATACCGGTAAATATATAGTTATTGTAAAGATGAACCGATTTTGCCAGCTTTGATGAATGGGGCGTAGCCCTGTCCGGCGTAGCCCTGTCCGGCGTAGCCTTGACCGACGTTGCCTTGGCTAGCAATCGCCAACTTCACCGGGGTCGGCGTAAAATGGTCTCGTTCCAAAATGCGCGTGTTCAAATCATAATGGAACGGTTTCTCCAATTGGTCCAGAGGATTCAACAGAGGCGGTTCAAAACGATTGATTTGCGCCTCTCTATATGTCCACGCAGGATGGGTCGCGCGACTGTCATCAGTCACGTAGTTCGTCTCTTCCGGCGTAAATGCCGCCGACGATTTCACACTCCATTGTTTGTAATCATTTACCTCCGGAATGTCTCGGGTCAAGGGTCGCGTCATCCCTCTCAGATCGCTATCAATATCCATCATATTGTCGCGGAAATTGGCACCCCATTTTTGAATACGGATATGCGGGTCGGCATTGAATGCCGTTTGGTCACCGGGACCAGGCACATCCAGCGCATATCTGCCAGGGGCCGTCGATATCGCATTTTGTTTATCAATTCTCACTCTATCATTATTGTATCTAGAACACGCCATCAGAGTTCGTATATTGTAATTGAATAAAAGAATGAGAGCAAATAATATTAGAAAGGGTATAAACATAACCGTCAATAGAGGCTATACGGAAATGGACGAAATACAGTTGTTTGATAAATGCGCCCGCATTTCGCAAAGTGCTGATTCCGTTCTCAATCAGGAGGACGGAATTAAGCTGAATATATTGCCTAAACTGGCGCTAAATATGATTGTCAAAAATGAATCCAAAATTATTACTCGCCTCTTTGATTCACTCATCGGAATCATTGATTGCTATTGTATTTGCGACACCGGCAGCACTGACAACACCGTTCAACTCATCGGCGATTATTTTGCGGCGCACCAAATCCCGGGCCGCGTTATTACGGAGCCGTTCAAAAACTTTGAACACAACCGCACATTTTCCCTACAAGCATGTAAGGACTCCGCCAATACGGGCGGCCTCTACGCCGACTACATCTTGTTGATGGATGCCGACATGGTCTTGGAGAGCGGTCCCCAATTTGACGCAACCCAATTCAAGGTATCACTCAACCAATCAGATGTCCTCCATTTGTTCCAGGGGAACGACCGGTTTTCGTACAAGAATGTCCGCATCGTGAAAAACAGTCTGGACATTTCGTATTGGGGTGTCACGCACGAAGTCATCAGTACCCCCGACGGCACCAAATACGACCAAATAGAGCGCGTCGTGGCGTTCATCAATGATATTGGCGACGGAGGAGCCAAGGCCGACAAGTTTATTCGCGACATCCGCCTGCTAACCGAGGGACTCGTAGAGAAACCCGACAACGACCGCTACACATTTTATTTGGCAAACAGTTATCGTGACAATGGAGAGAGGGAGAAGGCGATTGAAATGTACAAGAAGCGCATTGAAATCGGCGGCTGGTTTGACGAAGTCTGGCAGAGTTATTACAATATTGGTCGGTGTTATTCTTGGATGGGCGAACCGGAGAAAGCCGTCGCCTACTGGATGCTCGCCTATGACTATTTCCCCAAGCGTCTGGAAAACATCTACGAGATTATGACCTATTACCGCAACCAGTCCAAGCACAAGCTCGTGTATGAGTTTTATTGTATGGCGATGCGGCAATTGGAGGACGTGGACAAATCCAAGATTGACTATTTGTTTCTACAGAACGACATCTATGATTACAAGATTGACTACGAATACACCATCTCGGGATACTATTACAACCCCGACAAGATAGATTTGGGGGCGCTGTCAATGTATGTGTTGTGCGCCAAAAACATAGAGGACGGAATCTTGCGCAATGTGTTGTCCAATTACAAGTTTTATTCGGACTCGTTGCCGGGGTCGCCTGTGGCGATTCTTGCGCCCTCGCTGGCCTCGGACGAGTTCAAAAACAGCACGCCGTCGGTCTGCTATCACTATGGGCGTCTGGTAACGAATCACCGCCAAGTGAATTATTATATCAATGAATCGGGGGGATACGTGAATCGCGAGCACATCACGACGCACAATATAATGACGGTACATCTTTTAAGCGAGAGCATAAGCGATAAAGCCTTGGCGACTGAAAAAGAAGACTTGCCATCCGTCACCTCATCTTTCACCCTAGATTACAACCGAGAACACGACGACCGTTATGTGGGCCTAGAGGATATGCGCCTGCTTGAGCACGCCGGTACCACTTATTTCACGGCCAATCGCGGACTCCCCGACGGCACAATGCGTGTGGAATATGGCCACATTGATTACGAGAATAAACGCGCGGTTTCGTCGCTCTTGACAAAACCCGATGGCCAGACCAATATAGAGAAAAACTGGGTCCTCTATGCCGCCGCCGACAACCATTTGCGCGTGGTTTACAAATGGTGGCCACTGACGACCTACGAAATCGGCCACGCCAACACACTCGTGAACAAATGCGAACACAAGACACCGCGGTTTTTTGAATCGGTGCGCGGTTCAACCAACGGTATTCGTGTAGGCACGGAGACGTGGTTTATTTGCCACGTGGTTTCCTACGAGGACCGACGATACTATTACCACATCCTGGTTGCCATTGACACACAGACGGGGGATTTGACCCGGTCGTCGCGACTATTCACGTTTGAGCGCGAGAAAGTGGAATATGTGTTGGGCTTTGTCAAGTCGGGGGAGAGCGAGTTCTTGCTGAGTTATAGCAAGATGGACCGCACGTCGGAGTTCAAACGCATAGACCAGAATGAGTTGGAATTACTGTTTATCTAGCGATAAGCACTTTGTGAAATACAAGCGCATTTCACTAACATCTGTTTATGTAAGAGACGTGTCTATCAATATTGGATATACACCATTGAAGATTTCAAATGTCAGGCGGACTATAGACCCGCCTGACATTTGAAATCTTCACCGGTATAAATGTTTCATAAAATTGAAATCTTTTTTATTATAATTCAAATAAATAATAATAAAATAACACATATATGATAAAATGAATACTACTGCTTTACTATCCGAGGACAACCTATACCGGTACCAGCTTTTGCGTGTTTGGGACGAAACACTGCCTCGCGTTTTATTTGTAATGCTGAATCCGTCAACCGCCGACGCAACCAAAGATGACCCCACAATTCGCCGCGTGATTTCATTTGCGAAATCATGGGGATATGGCGGAGTTTACGTGGGCAATTTGTTTGCGTTTCGCAGCACAGACCCCAAAGGATTGAAATATGTTACGGATCCAATTGGCGAAAATAATATCCAACATATTCAAGCCATGCTCGGACTTGTTGACAAAATCATTTACGCTTGGGGAAATAATCAAAAAGAGCCCAAATGGCTAAGCGAGCTGGTTACGACCCCCTATTGTATTGATATATCAAAAAAAGGGGTTCCAAAACACCCTCTATATCTCAAAAAAGACACACAACCAAAATTATATATCAGATAAAAAAATTACATCGCACGTCGTGTACCCCTCTTATTTACACCGCCCTTCTTCTTGCGAGTTTTTTTCGCCACCGATGTTTTTTCCGGTAAATGACTTTCTATTTCGACAATGTCTTTTCTAGATAAATTGAAATATTTATAAATATCTTCATCGTCGCGTATTTTAATATCAAAGCTACTCGGTTTTTGTAAATTATTCCACACACTGTCTACCGGGCTCTGTCCAGTATATGCCTGTTTTAAATATTGAAATAACTTGCTCTTGCCCAGAATAACTACATTTTTACATTCATTTAATGTTTCACACAGAATATACAAAACGCGGGTAGTTCCAGGAAATAAATTATGGTCTTCATCAATCAAATATCGTTCCCCCAACGATGGGTAAAATACTTTATACTTGAACATATCCGGATGGGTTTTGCTTGTCCATTTGAATACATCATCCTCCTCTGTTGTCCGCATTAATTCCAGTAGTTTATTTTTATGAGTTTTATCGGGAGAAGCGCGAATATCATTTCGTTTAATGTCTTCTTTGTCATCGCAATCAATCCTTGCCGCTTTTCTCCACAGGCTTTTGTTACCATTTGCGTTCAATAATTTATTTACAATATCATACGATATATTTCCATTTAATGGTAGAAATGAATTGAACTTTAATTCTACCGTGGTTTCCGTATTATCATCATTTGTAAAAAGCGTAGTGCCAGCATAGTCCCCATTTTGAACTAGAAAATACATAAAATCACTTCCGATGTTTTTGAAATAATTTTCCTTAATTGCGTTTCTCGTATTCAAAACCATAATATTATACATAGTATCCATTTGCTGTTGTTGAACATTTTCGCCCAATAAAACACGTATTATTTGTTTCGGAGTAATAAACAATAAATATTTATTTTTCTTCAACATACGAGTCAAGCATTTTATAACAAAATTAATGTATATTTTTTTCTTATTTCCGGTGGATTGAAATGGCGGATTCCCCATAATAACATCAAATTGTGCAATTCCGCCGAACGCGGTGGTCCTCTCTTCCAGAAAATCCCCTTGAAACATATTTGGTGTTGCGCGTGGGTCAATTAGTTTAAAGATGCGCTTACATACTCCGATATTAATCTTGTTCAATTCGTTCATATAAAGCATTTTCTCAATAATATGTTTGCTTTTGCTTGCGACGGTTGAATATTTGATACCCTCTTTATCATACTCATCCGGCAGACTATCCATCAATTTATAATAGACAACCACTGGGAAATTGCCGATTCCATTTGCGGGGTCAAGCCATTTCAGGGTCGGGTCTTTCCAAACGGAGGACGGCAGATGACTGAGCATTTCGCAAACCAGTTCTAAGGGGGTGAATACTTCTCCAAATAACTTGCGCTCGGATGCTTTGGGTGTTAAATGATTGCGGATAATTTCCAATACATTATCATTACTAATAAAATCCGCCGGACAAAATCCAGAATCGTTCTTATCAAAACGTTTCGTTTTCAATCGGTCTTTGATTTTATCCATATTGTCCTTAATATATTGGTATAAATTAATTAATACATCCTTTTCACCGGGTCCTTTGGCAATCAAATACCGAATCAGACGGAATTGCTTGTCAATTTTCTCTCGTATTTCGTCGTTGCTTAACTGAGACAAATCATTTGCCAACGCATTGGATAATTGTATCGTGTCGGTTTCAAGGCCGCGTTCACTATATTCTTCCGGCGTTGAAGCATTCTCCCATTGAACAGCATATCCGAGAATCGTGGTTCCCATCAATCGTTCCATGCTTATCCATTCGCCGTCTCTAATAATCTCGCATTCTGCCCACGCGTTGTTTTCTTTTCGTCGTTCATTTTTTATATTTAAATAATGATTTTCAGAAAACTGGTTCAGCGACATCATTGAATCTCCATATTGAATCTTATTCTTGCCTGCATAGGTACCAATTTGCGTATGGTCGCCAATCTTGTGCCGTAATTGTTCGCCTTTCTTCACGCATTCCGATAATTTACGACACGCACGCGATATTCCAACAATTCTGCCAACAACCGGTTTCAGATTTTCAACAAATTGGTTCTCGGAACTATATGTGGTTTTTGTACCATCACCATTATGCCATTGTACCAAATATTGAGTAATTATCTCGTTGTCCTCGCTATCCTCTATATCATGTTTGATTTTCTTAATACGAACCACTTCGCCGATAACGCCATCGCGCCGTGTAATCTGGCTACCAATTTTGAATACTTGCGACTTCTTCTGTAACCGGTCTCCAATTTTGGGCGGGTCTTGTATTCCAGCTAAATAACAATAGATTAATTTATCATTGTCTTTACACCTTCGGATGCTGTTCATTTTTTTATCAATATACGACGCGGGGTCAATCACTCGTTCAAGTGTGATTCCATCCTCTGTTTCATCAAACAACAGAATCATCGTGAAAATATTCTTAATGTGGTCAAGAACACTTTTGATATCAAACTTTTCTTCTTCCTCTTCTACTTCTTCTGCCTTTTCAATAACCGTTTTTTTAAAGTTTTTCTTACGTTCCGATAGAGGCTCTTCGGGTTCAGCGCGTTGTTTTTGAAAATCGTAATCGCGAATCATATTCGCAATTTCTTTGCTGTATTTTTTCAATATCTTTTTCATATCATCTTCTACCTGTTTCTTAGTATCTTCAACCGGCACCGGTTTCGCGACCTTAATTGGTTGTTCTCCCGTTTCTTCTTTCCTCTCTTCTTTGTCAATATCACGCAACATTTTTTCACGCTTCGCATCATCCTCGCCATTTTCCGACACAAGAAACGCAGAGGCGACTTCTTCGTAGCTATTGATTGGCGTTTCAACAGAAGAAAACCTGTAAGAAGACCGAATGAGTCCAGCATCAAAATCGTACATCACCGTTTTGATTTCGTCACGGGTCACGTTTTCTATGTGTCCGCCTTTTTTCGCCCGAGCGTATTTATAAATAAACTCAATCCCGCGATTGTAAATCATATCCACAAAATAGCCTCTCTTTTTCTTCTGTCTGTCTGTCAAAACGCGGAACATCGTTTGATAGAGGATGTCATACGACCGGATATTATCCATATGAATGGCAACGTCCACACACGGCAAACTGATACCGAGACGCAACCGTTGCGCGGTTAATATAATGAGCGACTTGTTGTTGTTCCGCGATTCGTTTTCAATATCGGCGATACATTCTTTTACGCTCTGGTATTTCTTTCCAATGTGTTCGGCGTCGTCGTCGGTGCGATTCT